TGTCAAAAAGAGAGTTTGAATTTGAATATCCAGTATATTTGTCATCTGGAGGACCTGGTGCTGAAGGCGCGTATTATTGTTTTACATTAACAACAAATTCTAAAAATTATGAAGTTTATATTAGCGAAAGCGGAAAACCTACTCTTGTATCAGGAAATATACTTTCTAATCCGTATTTGGGGGACTTTATTTATTCTAGTCAAGGAGAATCTTGGGTTATTGACCCAACAAAAGATTTATGCTTTGAAATAAATAGAGCAGAATTTGCAGTTGGAACAGAATCAATAACATTTAATATACCAAAACAAGATGTTGATTTTCCATATGACGAATTAAATTTAAACGTCACAACATCACAAATCAATGAAATTGCATATATTAGTAATTCAACAGCCAGCGTTAATAAATTTAACACTGATGTTATGACAACAATTCAAACTCCAATTAATTCTAGAGTAATATCCCCATACACATCATCATTAAACATTACTGACGGATTAACGTTTACGGTTGAGCTAACAAATACTAATTCAAAAGTAACTCCTACAATCGATACGCGTGCTGGTGTTACATTAACTAGAAATTATATTGATCCATATTCTACTGAAATATCTGATGCAGAATTGTTGCCTCCATCAAAAAATGGTATAGAAGCTTTTGCCAAATATATGACCAGACCTGTTGTATTAAATGAAGGATTTGATGCTGATGGTATTACAGTTTACGTTGATGTTAATAAACCAATTGGAACTGAAATTGAAATTTTCTATAGAATTTTAAACAGATATGATGCAAGCGTTGCATTTTCGGATTCTCGTTGGTATAGAATGACGAAAAAAACAACTGAAACTCCTGCACTTTTATCTGATGAATATGCGCAAGAAACATACGAAGATTTAAATATTGTATATTATTCGGGTGGAGCTGAATATAATACATTTAATCAACTTGCAATCAAAGTAGTATTCTATTCAGATAATTCAACAGTAATTCCTACTATTAAAAATCTAAGAGCTATCGCTACAGTATAATGGAAAAGTTAAAAATTGAAAATGTAGAAGGCTGGGTTAAAGATCCAGCCTCTAAAGCTATATTAAATACAGATTTATCTTCTTTAGAACAGTATAAAATAAATAGAAGAAAAAATATGCTAATAAATAATATGGAAGAAGATCTAACTAATGTCAAAACTGAATTGGAAGAATTAAAAACAGACATTAAAGATATTAAAAATATTTTACTACAATTTATAAAACCTAATTTATAAATATAGGTAAAAAAATTATTTAAAGGGAATTACAAGTGGCCATATCTCAGATTACATATTCTAATACATTTTCTCATTGGTTAGTTTCCACTAATCAACTAGTAACAGAAGTCAATACTTTAAAATATGGAGACTACGAAAAAGTTAGTGGAACACTATCTATTAATTCTCCTAATATTGGACTATATGTTGCTAATTCAGCATTATTTGCTGGTAACGTTACAATTAATGGCGCGGCAAATAGAACAGTAGAAATTTCTCTACCAGTTAATATTTACAACACCGTTAACATTAGTTCTGCCGTGAGTATTAATGCTAACGGTGCAATAAAATCTAATACAACAATTTCTTCTGTTAATACATTTTCAAGATATACTACAGTAAATAATCAACTTACTGTTGCAAATTCTACAATACTAACTGGAAATGTTAGTATTACAGGTAACACAATTTCAACAGGAAATTCTTCATTTATTGGAAATGTAGCAGTTTTCGGATTAACAAATATTACAGGTAATACAAATATCGCTGGTAATATACGTTTATCTGGAAATACAATTTCAACAGGTAATACAAATATATCTGGTAATACTTTAGTCACAGGAAATACTAAAGTAATAGGAAATACTATCATTATTGGTGATACTATAGTAACAGGTAATTCTCAAGTATCTGGTAATACAATAGTAACAGGTAATACAAATATTGCTGGTAATACCAATGTATCAGGAAATACCATTATTGTAGGGAATACAATAGTAAACGGAAATACTGGAATAAATGGAATTATTGCAATTTCAGGAGATACTGCAGTATCGGGAAATAATAGATTATCTGGAAATACAATTTCAACAGGAAATACAAATATTTCAGGAAATACAAATATTGCTGGTAATACTTTAGTATCAGGAAACACTATAATAATCGGAAGTACAGATATTTCTGGCTCCACTGACGTATCCGGAAATACAACCATATCTGGTAATACTGCAGTATCGGGAATAACTTTTGTATCAGGCAACACTTTTGTTACCGGCAACACTTTTGTAGCAGGAAATACAAATATATCAGGAATAGCGTTTGTATCTGGTAACACTTTTGTTACTGGTAATACAAATATATCGGGAAATACTGTAGTATCAGGAATAGCGTTTGTATCTGGTAATACTTTTGTTACTGGCAACACTGTTGTTACTGGAAATACCTCTTTTTCCGGTAATACAAATATATCTGGGAATAATAACATTTCTGGCACAACAGTTGCAACAGGAAATACCTTTATTTCTGGTAACACCCAATTATCCGGAAATACAATTTCAACAGGTAATACAAATATATCTGGGAATAATAACATTTCTGGCACAACAGTTGCAACAGGTAATACCTCTTTTTCTGGTAATACACAATTATCTGGTAATACGTTTATTTCTGGATATAATAGATTATCTGGTAATACAGTTGCAACAGGAAATACAAATATTTCTGGCAATACTGCTGTAACAGGAAATACACAATTATCTGGTAATACAATAGTAACTGGAGTTACAAATTTATCTGGAACATTTGTCTTATCTGGTAACACAAATGTTTCTGGAAATGTTGTATTTTATAATACAATATATTCAAATCCAAGCGAAAAGGTTTCTATTAGCGCTAATGGATCTATTGTAAGTAATACAGTAATTTCTTCTTCGAATATATTTACAAGTTCTTTTCAAGCAAATTCTAACGTATTCATCAATACAACTAATGCATTAATTAAAAATTTAGATAACTCATATTATCCAATAATATCAACTAAAGATTTAAATGATGTAAATACTGCAATAAGAAGCGATCTTGCTAATACAAATGTGTCTCTTAATGCATTTTCAGGATTTGCAAATTCTACGTTCATATCGTATTCAAATAACAAAGAATCTTTAATTACTATTCCACAAGTAAGCGCTAATACATTAACAGTAAAAACTTTACAGGTTCTTGGCGGTATTACCAATTTCGGTTCTACAACATCAGACTCAAATGAATATTTGTTTCAAGCAAATACTGGTTCTACTGTATCTCCAGATACTAATATTATTGTAAATAGATCAGCAAATACTTTATATACTGGAGCTAATGCTGTACTTAGATGGTATAATGCAGGAAAAGAATGGCAAGTAAGAGATGTTGATAGCCCAACAACATTTTATAAAATTACCACAAAAAATGAATTAGATGGCGCGAATACATTTTTAAGTAATCTGATTAATAATAAATTTACTAACCCAGTAACTTTTAGTAATTCAGCTTCTTTTGCCGGAGACGTTACGGTTGGCGGAAATTTAACAATTAATGGTACAACGACTACAATAAATACCAATATTTTATCTGTTGATGATAAAAATATAACGTTGGCTGATGTTGCTAGCAAAAATATTACGCTTACTGTTTTATCTACTTCTAATGGAGTTATGACAACAACCAGTACTTCTGGGTTAATACCTGGAATGACTATTGGAAAAGATAGTGGTACGGGTAATCCTACACAAGGGGCATATATAATTTCAGTTGATTCTGCAACACAAATTACTGCAAATGGTAACAATCTTACTGTAGGTTCATTTGCAGCTATTATTGGTGGTGTGACAGATGTTACTGCAAATGGTGGCGGAATAACAATTAAAGGTACTGTAGATAAAACTTTTAATTGGGCTAGTATTGCAGGTTTATCAGCATGGACTAGTTCTGAGAACTTGGCATTAACAAATGGTAAGTTTGTTATATTTAATGGATCAACTTCAGGTAATACAGTAGTTCAATCAAATGCTTATGCAAATAATGCAGTATTAACGTTATCTAACAACACAGGAACATTAATTTCTACAGGTGATAATTCTGTTATTACTTTTGCAATGATGTCAACAAAAACCGGAACTGGTAATACAGTATTTTCTAATAGCGCAAACATACTTTCTCCGAATTTTATTGCTCCTATTAGTATTGCTCCATTTACTGTCGTGTCGAATACAGTTGTAGCTAATCTTAATAGTGATCTATTAGATGGACAACAAGGAACGTATTATATTAACTTAACTGGTAATGCACACGATAGAGCAAACACTGGAGTAACAGTTGCCACTGCTGCATTTACTCAAGCTAATACTGGAGTAACAGTTTCTACTGCTGGATTTACTCAAGCTAATACTGGAACGACAATTGCTACATCTGCATTTACTCAAGCTAATACTGGAACGACAATTGCTACATCTGCATTTACTCAAGCTAATACTGGGGTATCAATTGCTACATCTGCGTTTACTCAAGCTAATACTGGAGTAACAATTGCTAATGCTGCATTTGTTCAAGCCAATACTGGAGTAACAATTGCTAATGCTGCATTTGTTCAAGCCAATACTGGAACGACAATTGCTACATCTGCGTTTACTCAAGCTAATACTGGAGTAACAATTGCTACATCTGCGTTTACTCAAGCTAATACTGGAGTAACAATTGCTACTGCAGCGTTTTCGAGAGCAAATACAGAAACCATCGGACAAGCAGCATTTGGAGTTGCTAACACTGGCGTTACAATAGGACAAGCAGCATTTGGAGTTGCTAACACTGGAGTAACTATAGGTCAAGCAGCATTTTCTAGAGCAAATACCGAAACGATAGGTCAAGCTGCATTTGTTCAAGCTAACTCCGCATACAATCAAGCTAACTCCGCATACAATCAAGCTAATACTGCAAATAATATTGTAGCAGGAACTGCAAAACAAATTCCATACCAATTAGGACCAAGCGTAACTTCATTTATAAACGCGCCAAATGTACCTAGTTATTTGTATTATGATGGAACAAATTATTCTTGGGTTACAGCTTCAGATATTGTTAATGCTGGTGGTGGTAATGGTCAATATGAATACCCATTAATTTAAAGGAATTACTTAAATGGCTCAAGTTACAACAAGAGATGAATTAAAAGATTATGCTCTAAGAAGATTAGGTGCTCCAGTAATAAAGATTAATGTTGATGATGACCAATTGGAAGATAGAATTGATGATGCACTTCAATTCTATCAAGATTATCATTTTGATGCAACTGAATCTTTTTACTGGGTTCATACAATAACACAAGAAGATATTAATCAAAGATATTTTAAAATAGATCCAGGAATCTTAGGTATTACTAAGATTTTTCCATTAAATGATACTATTACAAAAAATAATATGTTTGATTTAAGGTATCAACTTCGTTTGCATGAATTATATGATTTTACATCAACATCATATACTAATTTTTCTATTACTATGCAACATCTACAAAACCTAAGCGAAATGTTTACTGGAGATGTTCCAATTAGATTTCAAAGACATACACATAGATTATATCCGGATTGGGGATGGGGTTCATTACAAGCTCCATTAGGTATGACTGTTGTTGCTGAAGGTTATAAAGCAATTGATCCAGAAACATTTGAAAGTGTATATAATGACCGTTGGTTAAAAGAATATGTTACTTCTTTGTTTAAACGTCAATGGGGGGATAATATGAAAAAATTTGGAGGTATTCAACTTCCAGGTGGGTTAACTCTTAATGGAAAAGAAACCTTTGATGAAGCTATGTCAGAAATACAAAGATTAGAAACAGAAATGGCAGATAAGTATGAATTACCTCCTGCGTTTTTGGTTGGATAAAATTTATGCCTAGCAAATATTTTCAAAATTATGGTAAACCTGCAGTCGAGATTAATTTAATCGAGGATCTCTATAACGAGGCGATAAACATACAAGGCTTCAGTGGGTACTATATTCCAAATACCAACGTCCAAGGGCGAGATTTGATATATGGAGATGACCCTTTAAAGCATTTCGATGATGCTTATAAATTAGACATGTATTTAGTCAATACCATGGATTATGGTGATGAACAAGACTTCTTTTCTAAATTTGGATTAGAAGTAAGAAATCAAACCAAAATACAGTTCTCATTTAAAGAATTTATGAAGAGAACAAATAATCAGTTTGAAGTTCCAAAAGAAGGTAATTTAATTTTTATACCTTTTATGAAAGATTCTGGGGAATTATTTGAAATTAAGTTTGTTAACACATCAAAAGATTTATACACTTTAGGAAGAATTAGACCATTTTATTATGAGTTATCTCTTGAACCATTCAAATATAACGATGAAAGCCTTGATACTGGTATTGAAGGTATTGATATGATTGAATTACTTGAAGCATCAAAATCAATTCTTGACGTACAAGATGGAACTGGCGATTATATTGTTGGGGAAACTATATATCAAGGTGATGCAAATAATCATACTGCACACGCTGAAGTTGCTGCATGGGATAAAGCAAATTCAATATTAACTATAATGAATGTTAATGGATTATTCTCAAATACTTCTGCATTACATATAACAGGAGCAACTAGCAATTCAAATTATTCGTTAACAGTTGTTGATAATAAAGTACGAGAATCACAATTCGATAATTTACCAATCTTTGATGAAGTATCTGGATTTATTGATACTTCTGATGGTTACGGTAGCCTAAGATATTAAAGGTAAAATATGAATTATAGATTACAATCAATAAGAAAAACTACAATTGCCTTTGCAAGCTTATTTAAAGATATTCCATTTATAAAATATGACGCACAAGGTAATGAAGTTGAGAGAATTATCGTACCAATAATTTATGGCGATAAAGAAAAATATGTTAAAAGATTAGATATTGAACACGAAAAAGTACAGATTACACTTCCTCGTATTGAATACGGTCTTACTAACATGGAATATGATGCTAGTAGAAAATTAAATAGTGCAAATAAATTAATGGGTTGCGCTGGAACTGGAGATGTATATGTAAATTCTCCTATACCATATAATTTCAATTTGGAGTTAGTATTATATACAAGAAATATTGAAGATGCTAATCAAATAATGGAGTATATTTTATCGCATTTTACTCCAGATTACAATTTAAAAATTGTAATGGTTCCTGAAGCAGGAATAATAAAAAATGTACCAATAACTTTTAATGGTGAATCTGAAGAAGAAGATTCAACTGGTTCATACGATTCTCCAGTTAGGTCTGTTTTTAGAACATTAACATTTACTGCCAGAAGTTATATTTTTCAACCACCGCAAGAATACAAACCTATTTTACAAGCAAATTCGTTTATATATATTCCAAGCGCTATTGCAAATTATCAACTTACAACTGGAAACGGAAATTTCACATTAGGAGAAAGCGTTTATCAAGGATACTCATATGATAGATCTACAGCAAGAGGTAGCGTTGTTGGTTGGAATGCAAATAATGAGATATTAACGCTTGAAAATGTTACTGGAAATTTTGTTGCTAATTCTATTATAACAAACTTAACTGGATCAGCTCAATATATTATAGGTGAATTACCTAATAATGGATTAGCATATGATACAGGTGTTACCCCATCACCAAATACATATCCTGTTGTTGGACCATATACAGTAAATCAAACTAACTTGGATTACACAGCTTAATTATGACATCTAAATTTAATAAAACAATGGAGGAAATATTTAATGTTCCTCCATTGGTGATTGAAGAAGAAACCGAATTCGCAGAATTTTTGCCCGCAGAACAATCAACTCATGATTTGTCTACTTTACTAGATCACGATTTAAAAACTGATTATGAAAAAACTAGGGAAAGTATTGATTCGTTGATTGCAAAAGGAACTGAAGCTATTGATGATATGTTAGCAATTGCACGACAATCAGAAAAAGCTAGAGATTTTGAAGTTGCTGGTAATATGATCAAAACTGTCGTTGACGCATCAAAAGAATTACTTGAAGTTCAAAAGAAAATGCGTGATATTACAGGAAAAAAAGAAAACGTTACCCAAAATATTAAGAATGCAGTTTTTGTTGGTTCAACTAAAGATTTGATTCGATCTATTAAAAATGAGAATAATGAATGATAGATTTTGAGGGTAGCAATAAATTATATTATAGGGATAATCCTAATCTAAGAAGAGCTGGTATTGAAAATTGGGAATACGAGCAGCATCAAAAAGATGAACTTAGAAAATGCATTAATGATCCAATATATTTTATTCGCAATTATGTAAAAATTATTAATCTTGATGAAGGTCTTGTGTATTTTGACATGCACGATTATCAAGAAGAAATGGTTCAAGCATTTCATGACAACAGATTTTCTATTGTAAGGATTGGTCGTCAGTCAGGTAAAACAACAACTTCTGTTGGGTATCTTTTATGGTTATCATTATTTACTGAAAATTATAATATTGCTATCACAGCAAATAAAAAATCATTAGCTGTTGAGATTCTGTCTAGATATCAATTAGCGTATGAAAATTTACCTATGTGGCTTCAACAAGGTATTGTCATATGGAATAAAGGTAGTATTGAACTAGAAAATGGTTCAAAGATGTTAGCAGCTTCTACTGCTGCCAGTTCCGTTCGTGGTGGATCATTTAATCTTGTATTTATGGACGAATTTGCTCACGTTCATAATAACTTAGCTGAAGAGTTTTTTACTTCAACATATCCTGTAATTTCATCCGGTAAAACAACAAAAATTATTATTGTATCTACTCCGCGTGGTATGAATTTATACTACAAAATGTGGATGGATGCGGTTAATAAAAAAAGTGATTATAAAGCTGTTGATATTCATTGGTCTAAAGTTCCAGGTCGTGATGAAAACTGGAAAGAAACTACGATTAGAAATACATCTGCTCGTCAGTTTAATCAAGAATTTGGTTGCGAATTTTTAGGTTCTACAAATACGCTAATAGATGGTTCCAAATTACAAACTCTTGTTGCAATAGATCCATTAGACACTGATGATGAAATATTTTCTGGAGTAACAATTCCAAATGAAATGGATATTTTTATTCCTCCAGTTAAAGAATCTTTTGATGATGAAACTAAAAAACAAATAGATAAAGATCATATCTATGCTATGACTGTTGATGTTTCAGAGGGCAAAAATCTAGACTATGCTGCATTTTCTATTTTTGACGTATCAACGATTCCATATACACAAGTAGCTACATATAGAAATAATCAATTGCATCCAATGTTATTCCCAGATATTATTAAAATGGCTGGAGAATATTACAATAATGCATATGTATTAATTGAGGTAAATAATAACCCAACAGTTGCTGATACTCTATTTCAAGATTTAGAATACGAAAATGTATTAAAAGTTTATGCAGGAAACAAAAAAGCTCAACAAATAAGTGAGAATGGTAAAGCAACACAAAATGGCGTTAATATGAGCCCATTAGTAAAACGTGTTGGTTGTACTACATTAAAAACTTTAATTGAAACTGATAAATTAAGAATTAATTCTAGTGAAACTATATATGAATTAACTCGTTTTATTGCAACAAATAATTCATTTGCAGCTGAAGAAGGAGCAAATGATGATTTAGCAATGACTCTTGTTATTTTTGCTTGGTTATCAACTCAAAAATTATTTATAGAATTATCATCAACAGATATTCGTAAGCGTTTACAAATAGAAAATAATTATGCAAAAGAAGATGATATTGATGTTCCTCCTATGCCACAATTTAGTAATACTTTAATGGACAAATATAATCTTGAAGATGGAGATTTATGGGAAGTAGTTGAACCTGCTGGTTTTTACTATTAATCATAAATGCTAGAAA